TTGAGGGCAAGTTTACAGTGACGGGGGCTGTGACTATATGAGCGAAACTATTATCGTAATTGAGTCTATTACCCCGCAGGTAGCAGTACAATTTTCAGCAGACCAAGGACCGCAAGGCTCACCAGGAGCCACCGGTCCAGTTGGTCCAACAGGTCCATCTGTCACCGGTCCACAAGGACCACAGGGACCGCAAGGTATTCAAGGAGCAACAGGTGTTACAGGTACTACAGGACCTACGGGTGAAACTGGACCGCAAGGTCCGACGGGTGATGCCGGACCCACAGGTGCTACGGGCGCAGCGGGAGTTACAGGCCCAACAGGACCTCAAGGTCCTACAGGAAGCGCGGGAGCAACTGGACCGACGGGAGCGACAGGAGAAGCTGGAGCGACTGGTCCAACAGGCCCGCAAGGAGAACAAGGAGTTACTGGACCGACTGGCGCAGTAGGTGCCACTGGTCCTACCGGTGCTACTGGAGCTACCGGAGATACGGGTCTACAAGGGCCTACAGGGGCCACAGGAGCCACTGGAGACGTTGGTCCTACTGGACCACAAGGGCCACAAGGTATAGCCGGTTCTACGGGCGCTACAGGCCCTACAGGTGATACTGGACCTACCGGTCCTCAAGGTATACAAGGAGTTACAGGTGCAACAGGTGCTACTGGCGATACTGGTCCTATTGGTCCCACTGGCAGTACTGGGGCTACTGGTGCTACAGGTCCTACTGGAGCAACTGGCGACACTGGAGCAGTTGGACCTACAGGACCAACAGGACCTACCGGAGCAACTGGAGCTGTAGGCGCAACCGGTCCGACAGGACCGACTGGTGCAACGGGAGCAACCGGTGCAACCGGACCTACTGGTCCGACAGGTGCTACCGGTGCCACAGGGCCAACAGGTGCAACTGGACCTGCAGGTCAAGATGCTACAGCGTTGCCTGGCTTCCTATTCTTAGGCGGTATGTAGAATAAGGCTATGAAAGTAGCTGTCTATACTATTGCCTTAAATGAAGCAAAGCACGTCCAGCGTTGGTACGAATCCAGCAAAGATGCTGACTATCATTTAATCTGCGATACAGGCTCAACAGATGAGACAGTACAAATTGCAGAGTCGTTAGGTATCAAAGTAGTTCACTGCAAAATTAAACCGTTTAGGTTTGATGATGCAAGGAATATAAGTTTGTTTAGTTTACCTGAAGATATAGATTACTGCGTAGCCTTAGATATGGATGAGGTTATGGTAGATGGCTGGAGACCTGAACTTGAGAAGGCTTTAGCTGAGGGAACTGATAGACCGCAGTATAAGTTTGTTACTGATTGGGATGCTGAAGGTAAACCAGCGGTAGAGTTTGATGGATTTAGAATCCACAGGCGACACGGTGTCAGATGGATATACCCTATCCACGAAGTGCCAAGTACTTACGATGGAACAGATGTTCGTAAGAAGTACAACTTTGAGATACACCACGTTCCAGATAAAACTAAATCCAGAGGGCAATACCTGCCGATGCTTGAGATGGCAGTAAAAGAAAACCCTGAAGCAAGAAACTTGTATTACCTCGGGCGAGAATACTTTTACCGCCAGATGTACACCGAGTGCGCTAGCACCTTGAAGCAGTATTTAGAAAAGTCTATCTTCAAAGCTGAGATGGGTTATGCAATGCGAATGCTTGCAAAGTGTGAACCTGAAGAGGCTGAAGAGTGGCTAACTAAATCAATAGAAACCTTCGCTTCAAGAGAAGCGTTACTGGCTTTGGCTAATCACTACTATATGACTCAGCAATGGGCTGAGTGCATACTGGTAGCAGAAGAAGCCTTGAAGGTAAAACAAAAGCCAACAGAGTTCCTGTCCGAAGGTTGGGCTTGGGGACATATGGCAGATGACTTGATTGCAGTTTGTTCTTGGCAGTTAAAAGATTACAGAAAAGCATATAAGCACGGCAAGGTGGCGGCAGAGATGTCACCAAACGATGAAAGGCTACAAAAGAACTTAGCCTTCTTTAAGGAGAAAAAGGATGCCAACGTTCGACGAACTGGTAAACGAGGTAAAAAGTAACCTCATTGGTTACGCCCTGCGTCAAGACCGGTTGACCTATGTTACCAATGGTTCTGGTCTGACCTCAACAAGTAACACGATTACCGTTGGTTCTGCAGACAACCTTGCTAAAGGTATCATCGAAATTGATGATGAGTTAATCTGGATTGATTCATTTGATAAAGCAAACAACCGTCTAAACGTTGCACCAGGATTCGGCAGAGGATATATGGGCACTACCCCTGCTCCTCACGCACTCAATGCAATGGTTACCTTGTCTCCATCATTTCCAAGAGTAACAATCAAAAAGGCTATCAACGACACCATCAAGAGTTTCTATCCTAAGTTGTTTGCGGTAGGTTCAACAACCTTCACCTTTAACGCCTCTCAGGTTACCTATGCTTTACCTGATGATGCAAGAGAAGTTCTGTATATGTCTTGGCAGACAACAGGTTCTTCTAAAGAGTGGCTACCTATCAAGCGCTGGAGATTTGACCCGCTTGCAAACGTAGCTACATTCAACACACAAAAGACTGTTAACTTGTATGAGAATATCCAACCAGGTCGTACAGTCAAGGTTTGGTACACAATGGTTCCAGATACTATGGATAGCAATACCGATGACTTTGTAGATGTAACTGGTCTGCCAGAGTCCTGCGTAGATGTAGTGGTTTATGGCGCAGCCTATCGTCTGCTCACATTCTTGGATGCAGGCCGTATCAACCTAACCAGCGCAGAGTCTGACTTTGCAGATTCTAAGAATCCATACAACTCTGGTTCTGCTGCAAGCCGTTATGTATTTGCTTTGTTCCAACAGAGACTTCAAGAGGAAGCGTTGAAGTTGTCTGACCAGTTCCCAATCCGGCTCCACATTACAAAGTAAGGAAGGCATATGGCCGTACGTAAATTCAGTTCGATAAGCGTTGAGACAACGCTGGCCTCTGGCATATCTAACAGTGCAACCAGTATGACCGTTGCATCAGGAACTGGTTCTGCATTGATGGGTGGAGTCACACTAGGTGCTCCGGTTGATGGAGTATATCCAGACCAGTTCACAGTGGCTATTGACCCAGACACACAAAACGAAGAGATTGTCTTCGTACAACAGATTTCCAGCGACACTCTGACCATTGTTAGAGGCAGAGCTGGTACCAGCGCTATCTCACACAGCTCTGGAGCAACAGTAAGACACGTCCTAACATCCGACGACTTAAACGCTTTTGAAGCAGGTCTTGATAGTGGTGCTGGTGGCACCATCTCAAGTCTTTTGCTAATGGGCGGATGAACCAAACACTAACTAAGGAGAAATAAAAGAAATGCCAACAAACTATAAAGTGCTTGGTCAATCCAACCCAAGTGCAACAACTGCTACAACTCTATACACAGTACCTGCTGCTACACAGACAATCATTTCTACTTTGACTGTATGCAACCAGGCAGCTACCGCTGCTACCTACCGTATCGCGGTACGTCCTACAGGAACAGCGTTAGCAGCACAGCACTACGTTGCCTATGATGTATCACTACCAGGTAACGCATCTGACACTTTAACTCTTGGTGTAACTCTTGGGGCAACAGATGTAGTAACTGTCTATGCCTCATCTGCAACTGTCTCATTCAACGCATACGGAAGCGAGCTTTCATAATATGACCATTGGAAGAATACCCTCAGTAGAGGGCGGAATCCAACCGACTATTGTTGACGCAAAGGGTGACCTAATTGCGGCTGTTGCCGCAGATAGCGTCAACCGTCTAGCGGTTGGCAGCAATGACCAGGTTCTTGTGGCTGACTCTGCCGCATCAACAGGTCTGGCTTGGAAGTCCTACGGCGCACAGTTTGTGGCTGGTAAGAACAAGATTATCAACGGCGACTTTGGAGTCTGGCAGCGGGGAACTTCGTTTAGCAATCCTAGTAATGATACTTTTTCTGCCGATAGATTCAAAATCATTTATGATGGTTCAACCGCTACAAGAACTATATCTCGCCAAACTTTCACGCCTGGAACTGCACCAGTAGCAGGATATGAAGGTTCATTTTTTTGGCGTTCAAATCAAAGCGTTGCTGGCAGTGGGGCAAGTTATTTTGTATTGGCTCAACTTGTTGAAGATGTAAGAACATTTGCGGGTCAAACTGTTACTTTTTCATTTTGGGCAAAAGCCGATGCTACTAGAAATATTTCAGCCAATATAATCCAAAATTTTGGCAGCGGCGGTAGCGCAGAAGTATTTGTAGGACAACCTATAAATGTCAATCTAACAACTGGATGGGTAAGATATAGTGGAACTATTACTGTTCCATCTATATCTGGAAAAACAATAGGAACAAATTCATTTGTAAAAGTGGAAATTGCTTTACCAGTAAATACGACTTACACAATAGACATTTGGGGCTGGCAACTAGAAGCAGGTTCCGTAGCAACCCCATTCACCACCGCTACGGGAACAATCCAGGGAGAACTTGCCGCCTGTCAACGGTATTACGCTGTGGCAGGTGCAACAACATTGGGTGCACCTGTATGTATGATGACCTATACAACATCAAGCCGCGCTGATGGAATTATTGAATTGCCTGTAACGATGCGAACCGCACCTACTTTAGTGGCAACTTCAGGCACAAATTATTACACTATTTTTACCTATAATGGTGCTTATGATTTTATAAATAGTGTCACTTTAGAAGTAGCGACAACTAAAAATGTTTGGATAAAGAATACAACAGAAGCAGCCTCACCTGCCAACGGTGCTGGTGGTCTGCTTTACGTTGAAAATGCTTCAGGTTCAATAGCGTTTAGTGCGGAGTTATAATGAGAGAATATAAAGTAGAGCAAAACTTAAAAGGTCAAGAAGTAATTTGCTATGAGGAAAATGGCGTTCTTTACAGTTTTACTGCTGACCCAGCAAACTCAGATTACCAGCGCTATCTCCGCTGGCTTGAAAATCCAAACGAAGAAGACAACGGGGGTCTAAACTAATGGCAACAGGTAGAGTACCTACAACGGCGAACTCGCCGCTTACAGCAAAGGGTGACCTCTTTGGTTATTCCACCACACAGGCAAGGGTGGCTGTCGGTTCCGACGGTGACACTCTTGTCGCGGATTCTGCCGCTACTACTGGCCTTCGCTGGCAGGGTAATTATGCGGCTGGTAAAAACAAAATCATAAATGGTGATTTTTCTATAAATCAGCGTTCTTTTAGTAGCACAACAACTTCTGGAACATATGGATTTGATAGATGGCGTATGGACACGGGCAATGGTGGAACAGCGACGTATTCAAGCCAAGCCTTTACTGCTGGAACTGCCCCGGTAAGTGGTTATGAAGGAACAAATTTTGCCAGAATTGTCACTGCAAGTTTTTCGGCTTCCAATTCTTTTGCAATTTTATTTCAACCTATTGAAAATGTAAGAACTTTGGCTGGACAAACAGCAACTATTTCTTTTTGGGCAAAAGCAAATTCGGGCACTCCAAAAATTGGCGTTGAATTATATCAAAATTTTGGAACAGGTGGTTCAGCGGATGCAAATCAAGTTGGAACGGCAGTTACATTATCAACTTCTTGGGCAAGATATAGTGTAACAATTTCGGTTCCTAGCATTGCAGGAAAAACTATTAATGCAAATAATGCTCTTTACTTGGGATTGTGGGTAAATGCTGGCTCTACTTTTGATACTCGTTCAGGTTCTATTGGTATACAAAATAATACCTTTGACATTTGGGGCGTTCAAGTAGAGGCTGGCAACGTAGCCACCGCGTTCCAAACCGCAACTGGCACACTTCAAGGCGAGATTGCTCTGTGCCAACGTTATTATTACAGAACAAGCGGTAATGGTGGATACAGACGATTTGGAATGGGTCAAGCGTATGGAACTGGCAACGTTGTTGCTTACATTGCCTTTCCCGTAACTATGAGAACAAACCCAACCGCCGTTGAACAAAGCGGAACGGCTTCCCACTATGCCGTAACCAACTCCACCGCTGGCCCCGTAGTCTGTAATACTGTGCCTAGTTTTGATAATGCAAACAATAATGGTTCAACAGTTTTATTCACAACGGCAAGTGGTTTAACTGCTGGTAACGCAACAACTGTAATGGATAATACGACCTCGTCTGCTTATTTAGGATGGAGTGCTGAACTATGATTGAGTTTATTGAACACGGCGAAAACTTAAGCGGCCAGAAAATCTATGCTCGCGTTGATGAGGATGGCCTTATCCGTTACACCTGTACGGAAAACGACCCTGAGTATCAGGCTTGGTTAAACCCTACAGAAAACGGCACAATCTCGTAGGATATGGCCAAACTGTGCAAAGCAGGGCAACAGCTTCGTGAACAAATAGACGATGCGTTCCCCGATAGAGATAGAGCTTCGGATGGGTGGCTCGGTGATGCGAAGCATGCAGCTCGTAAGTCCGATCACAATCCTTCTGCTGAAGGCATTGTACGTGCCATCGATATCGATGCTGATCTTAGATCCCATAAATCCGAGGCGTTCTACCTTGCTGATCAGTTACGATTACTTGCCAGATCTGATAAACGAGTTTCTTACATAATCTTTAACGGCAAGATAGCAAGCTGGAAGCGTAATTATAAGTGGCGTAAATACACCGGTATCAACCCACATAAGACACATATCCACATTAGCTTTACAAAACTGGGCGATAACGACCGGAGTATGTTCCGGATACCTCTA